CAGAGGCCGAGCATTTTCCGCTAGGGATTTAGCAAGTTTAGCTGTAGGAAGCAGTGTTGATCCAATGGCTGCTATCGCACAAAAGATGGCTGCATACGTCAACAACCAGAAACAGAAGGATTTGTATTCTTGCTTAACTGGTGCTTTTGGTTCAATAAATGCAAACTCAAGCAGTTCAGCTTTATTTGAATTATCTATTGACTCTGAGTCTGGTGATACACCAACAGCATTAAGTCCTAGACACGTTGCAAAAGCTCAGTCATTACTTGGCGATCAAGGTGGCAAGCTTACAACAATCGCAATGCACTCTCGTGTTTATTACGATCTTGTTGAAAGAAGAGCGGTTGATTTTGTACTAGCTACAGACATCAATGGTGGCGGTGCAACAGCTTCTGGTGGTTCTATACAGGGAGCATTTGGCAACCCAACAGTCCCAACATTTATGGGATTAAGAGTTATCGTTTCTGACGATATTCCAACAACAGGGTCTGGAAGTTCCACTGAGTACAGTGTGTTCTTTTTTGAAAATGGGGCAGTCGTAACAGGGGAGCAAGCTCCTATCAGAACACAAACTGACAGAGATATACTTGCTTTGGAAGAAGCAATGGCAGTTGATCTGCACTACATATATCATCCAGTAGGTTTGAAATATGCTGTATCAACAGTTAATCCTTCAAGATCAGTTCTTGAGACAGTAGGTTCTTGGTCGAAAACCTATGAATTAAAAAATATCGGTATCGTAAGAGCTACTGTTATTTCCAATAACGACTAAAGGTAACTAAAAAATGGCTACTCTTTTTGAACTCCAGAGTCCTTCATTTGGTACTCTTACCAAAACTAAGGCTCTTAAAACTGAGAATGGTGCACATACTCTCACAACTGCTGAGATTATTGAAGGCATTGTTCAAGGAACTCCAACTGGTGCAAGAAACATCACAACTCCAACCGCTGCTGAGATAATCACTGCTCTTGGAACACAAGGTGATGCTGTAGGTATGACTTTTGAACTAACTATAGTAAATAAAGCTAGTTCTACTCATGCTTTCACATTAGTTGGCGGAACAAGTGTCACTGTAAATGGTGTTGCTGCTGTTAGTGCTTTATCATCTGGAACATTTATTTTCAGAGTTGAAAGTACAACAACTGTTCACGCTTACAGGAAGTAAATGGGAATCGCAACTTTTAGGCGATTAAGAGAAAGGGAGGCTGCTAAACAAAAGGCAGCCCCTCTGACTCCCACTAAAAAAATAAAGCCAAAATCAAAGAAAAATGGCAATCTCAATAGTAGCAACAGTCGGTAGTGCTTCAGCAAATAGTTATGTCACATTGACTGAGGCTCAAGATTTTATTGATGGGCTAACTGAGTCTGATGACGTAACCGCATGGGCGAGTAGTACCACTGACCAAAAAAATCGAGCATTATTTAGTTCAACGCAAAGAATAGATCGTGAGAAGTTCTTGGGTGCTAGATCTTCAAGCACACAGGCAAGACAATGGCCACGCAGCGGTGTTCGTGTTCCAGATCAATATACAAACCTTTACGGCATATCTTTCCCTAACAGGATTATGGCCGATTATTACACAGATACTGAAATACCAGATCATGTTCAACACGCACAAATCGTATTGGCTGTTTATCTAAATAACAACAAAGATGGAATCGGGTTGAGTGGTCTTGAGGACTTTACAGCTATGAGTATCGGAAATATAAACGTAACTCCAAATTTTTATGGAAGAACTGGGATAGATCGCATCCCCCCTATCGTTGACCATTATTTGAATGGGCTTAGAATAGGTGGAAGTGCTAATCTAACAATCAAGAGGTCTTAATTATGTATTATTCAAAAGCCAAAATCATCACAAACACTTCTGTACATTCTGGAAGATTTGTTAAGTTAACAGCATTAGTTGACACTGTAATCAATACGCTTGGATCTGAAATTTTAACAGGAACCAGTACTTCTATAACTTTGAAGCATAATGTATCTTTAGAGTTTGATATGACATCAATTAAGTTGGATAGTGGTGCTGTTATCGCATACGAAATCTGATGAGTATTGCTTCAGCACTTAAAAAGGCAGCTTCAGCAGCTATTAAGGCCACAGGTGGAGACATAACTTATAGAAGAGTGACGACTGGAATATATAACCCTACTAGCGGATCAATGAGTGAAGTAAAAACAGATGTCAGTATTAAGGGTGTACTTAGTAATGTAATAAGGTCTGAGGTGACTGACTTAGTTTCTAGTCAAGACAAACGACTTACTATATCTGCTGGTGATATAACTTTTACTCCTACAACATTTGATCGGGTTGCAATTAGCGGAACAGAATATAAAGTAGTTCAAATCAATACAAATGAGCAGGGTAATACAGCTATAAGCTTTGATATTTTTCTGAGGTAACTATGGCCAGACAGATAAGAGTTGACCAAATAGATGATGTAATGAGAGAAGCTGTTGAAAATCTTGTTCATGCGACTACGTTTCAATGGACCAGAAAAGTAAAAAGAGCAACTCCAGTTGACACTGGCAGACTTAGATCAGCTTGGCAGACTGATGTTAAGCCTTTTAAAGGAACAATAATCAATAACGTTGAATATGCTGAACCTGTTTGTTTTGGTATAAATAAACCGCCATCATGGGGTGGGACTTATAGAACAAGGCAGGGAACTGTTGAAGGATTTCCAGCACTAATAGGAAAAGAATTAGAACAATATGCCAGAAGAGAATATGAAAAAATTAAAAGAGGTATCTAATGGCTGCAACAGATTTAAATACAGTAAGAGCAACTATTGAAAAACGTCTTAATGATGAGTTTAGAATAGGGCCATCAATACCTTTAGTTTTTAATAACATTCCTTTTGATGCCTCTTCTGTCGATCAATATATACAGTGTGTTACTAGCTTTGGCGAAAGTGAATACCTTACTCAGCAAGCACCAAATTCCAGTACAACTGCAACAAACCTTGTTGTGGGCCTTACTACTTTTAATATATATACAGAGCAGGGATTAGGGGCAGGGGCTAATTTTGCCATTTGCAAAAGGTTAAGAAATTTATTTAACAGGATTACAGTTTCTGATGTTCGATTTGACCCCCCTGTTGGGCCAGAAGTTTCTGTATCAAATCCAGAAGGCAAATTTCAAACACAGGTTAGAATAACATTTGAATTGTATGAAACACTTACACCATGATTGAAATTACTGAAGAAATGCTTGACGCTATTGAAGCTGTCAAAGGAAGAAGGGATCCAAAATATTGGGATAATCAATGTCGAAGATATATGGAAAAAACAAGAGCCGAAACTTGTAACTTTTCTATAAATAAAAACCTTACCAAAGATGAACTTGAAGCAAAGGGCAGAGAATTAGGTGTTGAGTTAGATAAACGCAAAACAAAAGACAAACTAATTGCAGAGATAGATTATTTACTAAAAAAAGGTTAGTATAATTATAAATATCTTTTTTTATTGTTATGGCTGCTGTTAAAGGTGATGTAGGCCAAGTCAAATTTGATGATGCTGGCTCTTCGGTTAACCCTGTATTAGGTACAAGATCATGGTCTATGTCTATTACTAAAGACACACAAGAAACAACTGTTCAAGGTGACACTTTTAAATCTTTTGTTGGTGGTCTTATTGAAGGTGAAGGTACTGCTGAATTAGTTTATGATGCTGCTGCTTCTGGTGAGACTGCTACATTTGTTGATGCTGCATTAGTAACTGGTGACGCTGCAACAGCAGCTTTTGAGCTTTTTCCAGATAATGGAAGTGGAGCAACTGCAAAAAAAATTAGTTTTACTGGCTTAGTTACAAACTTTGAGCAAAGTTCATCTATGGGTGATGTAAACACTATTAGCATCACATTCAAACCATCTGGCACAATTACGTCAGCAATCTAACTGTAAAATTCTTCGCACTTATTTATGGCAACTGAAAGAACCGCAGACCTTCTTCTTGGGGCTTTTCAAGATGAAATGGTCAATAGAAAAAAGTATGAAATCAAAGATTCAAACGGCAAAATAATAACAACTGTATATTTTAAGCCAATAACTAGATTTGCTAGGGTCAAAGCACAACAGTTGGCTGGATCAGATGAAGCTTTAGTTATTTCAACTCAACTACTTTGTCAGATGGCCGAGAAAGAAGATGGAACTCCAGCTTTTGATATGTCAGATGCACCAATATTGCAAAGACAGCTACCAGAAAAAGTTTTAAATGAAATAGAGCTTTTCTTGAATGATATTAAGTTAGATATTGATACAGCAAAAAAAGAATAAAAGGGGACAGTTGGCTTAGATTTGAGCTATTCCTAGCAACAGAACTCGGTAAAACATTAGATGAACTCAGAAAGGGCATGACTGAGGCAGAGCTTATTTATTGGGCTGGATATTATGAGATTAAGCATGACGAAGAAAAAAGAGCATTGCAACGACAAAAACACAATTCAAGGTAATATATAATAAAGGCTTTTTTTATAAGTGGCACAGGCTAATGTAAAACTTACAGTTGATGCCAGTGGTGCGACTAGGGCATTAAATGGTGTACAGAAACAAACTAATGTCTTACAGAAGTCTTTTGGCGGTCTTAGAAATGCTATTGGTGGCATAGGTTTAACTTTAGTAGCAAGGCAAGCGGTTAAAGCATCATCTAATTTTGATAAATTAAACGTAAGGCTAGGACTATTAACAAAAGCAAATGGCACTTTTGCTAAGTCTCAAAAAATAGCGGCTGATGCTCAAAAGGCTTTTGGTCTAAGTTCGACAGAAGCACTTGAAGGAATTACAGATATAACGGCAAGACTAGCTCCTTTGGGTGTCGGGGTTGAAGATATTAAAAGTACTTTTTTTGGATTTAATACCGCTGCCAAGTTAGCTGGTGCATCTACTATGGAGGCATCAAACGCATTTAGACAATTAGCTCAGGCTCTTGGCTCAGGAAGGCTGGCTGGTGATGAATTTAGAAGTATATCTGAACAGATCCCGACATTACTCCAACCGATAGCAGATGAATTAAATGTTCCTATTGGAAAACTTAAAGAGTTAGCTGCTGAAGGCAAGTTGACCAGTGATGTTGTATTAAGAGCATTAAGAAAGATTGAAACAGACGGAGCGGCTTCATTAAAAGAATTAGTTGCTAATGATCCAACTCAAATATTTAAAGATTTTAGTAATGCAACGCATGATCTTTCAAAGGCATTTGGTAAAGAATTAAGGCCAGCAGTAGAAGGTGTGACAAAACAATTGACCCAACTAATTAATTCAATTACTGAATTTGTCGAAACTGATGCTGGTCAGGCTGCAATACTAATTACAAAAATAGCTGTTGCAGTGAAGCTTTTGTCTATTGCTATACCTTTGGCCACCGCTGCGTTTTCAGCCTTGCTTGTAAAAGTTAACATGGTTGGGGTCGCAAGTCTTATCACATCAGGAGGCTTGACTGGACTACAGGTTTCTGGATTACTTGCAGCGAAAGGAATTGCAAGCACAACCTTGGCTCTTGGAGCTTTAAAAATTGCTATGGCTACAACTGGAATTGGCCTTTTAGTTCTTGCTGTTGGTGGTCTTGCAACTGCATTTATGAAAGCAAGGAGAAAAGCAAAAGAGTTTCAAGATTTAATTAAAGAAGGAGGAGGAGAAGATGTAAAAGATGCTTTTAGAGAAAATGCAAAGCTTATAGGTGAATTAGAAAAAAAATTAGAAAAAGCAAGAGGTAACGCAAAAAGAGGTATTCAAAGACAGATTGAAGAAGCCGAGGCACAAGGCAGAATGTTAGAGGGAAGATTACAAACACTTAATTCAGAAGAAAAAATTACTGAAGCAAAAGAAAAACAAAATGTAGAAAATAAAAAAGCAGAAGAATCTTTAAAAGTTCAACAAACAGAAACAGATAAATTAAAAGAAAAAATGACTGCTGTAGGTGAAGAGATCGAAAGCAGTATTAAAAATAATCTTAGGGATGCTATAACTGGCGCACAATCATTTGGTGAAGCAATGGCAGGGGTTCTTAATAAGATAAGAGATAAAATTATAGATGCTCAATTAGATAAATTATTTGGCAATTTTGGTGAAAACTTTGGTAAAGGTAAGGACGGAGGTAAAGGACTCGGAGGATTGCTTGGTGGATTATTAGGAGGATTGTTTGCAAATGGTGGTCAACCACCTGTTAACAAAATCTCAGTTGTAGGTGAAAGAGGTCCAGAACTTTTTGTTCCACGTTCTGCTGGGACTGTTATACCTAATAGTGATATTGGTGGCTCTTCTATTACAAATAATATTAGTATTAGTGTAGATGCTACAAATACAGATGTTCAATCAGATGGTGATGGTCAGGCTTTGGGTCAGGCAATTGCTAATGCTGTTCAATTTGAAATAGCACGACAAAAACGAAGTGGAGGCATGTTAACTTAATGGCGACTTTTAATGATGCAACTTTAAGTACAACAGCAGGTGCTACAACACCAACATATAGCTCTGTAGAAAGTGCTAATCCAAAAATTATCACAGTACAATTTGGGGATGGCTTCAAGTCACGCAACACCTTTGGCCTGAATCAAAATCCTAAATCTTACAATTTAACTTTTAATGTTTCTCTTGCTGATGGTGATAAAATTTTAGCTTTCTTTGATGAAAGAGCAAAAGATACAACCAGCTTTACATTTACCCCGCCAGCCACAAGTACAGCTAAAGAATTTATTTGCGATAAATATAGAAGAACAAATACATATTTAAACAGAGTTACGATACAAGCAACATTCGATGAGGTGTTCCAACCATGACAATACCAGTTGATGTTTTACAACAATTACAAGATATTTCAATTATTGAAATGTTTCAATTAGACCTTTTTGCACCTATACATTACTCTGCACAAGATACAACAGCAACGACTTTATATAGATTTCATAATGGAACTAATGGCCTAAATCAAGATTTAATTTGGCAAGGTCTAACTTATAACGCCATAGCTTGCAAAGCTGAAGGTTTTGAAACTGGTGAAAATTCTGTTATGGCAAGACCTACTTTAACTTTTGCTAATACTGGCGGTACTTTTTCTACAATTTTAGCTTTAGTAAATCAAGTAACACCAAGAAATGATTTACAAAAAGCTAGAATAACCAGAAAAAGAACACTGGCACAATTCTTAGATCAAGAAAATTTTCCTAGTCAAACTAATCCTTTTGGTACTCCAGATTCAACCAAAAAATTAGATGACCAAATTTTTGATATTAATAAAAAAGTTATTGAAAATAATCAAATTTGTAGTTTTGAACTTGTTAAAAGTATTGACTTTGAAACACTATTTCTACCAAGAAGACAAATAACAAAAGATAGATTTCCATCTTGTGGTACTTTTGTTTATATATGACTTGGAAAAAAGAAGCAGAAAAACATTTTAAAAACTGTAAACCTGTAGAGGGTTGCGGTTTATTGTATGAAAAAGGTGGTGATGAATTTTTCTGGCCTTGTAAAAATATTGCATCTTATAAAGATGAGGATGTTAGTTTTACTTTAGATCCCAATGACTTTGCAGATTGTGAAGATAGTGGCGCAGATATATTAGCTGTTTTACATTCTCACGTTAACGGCAGTGCTGAACCATCTGAAGCTGATATTAAGAATTTTAATGTATATGGATATGATTGGTACATATATTCTGTTTGTGATGATAGTTGGCATTATTTGGAGACAAAAGAATGACAAGCACTATAAAAATTTATGGAACTCTTAAAAAAATCTGTGGTGTAAAAGAATTTGAAGCGGATGTATCTAATGTAGATCAAGTTTTTAGTTTTTTAAAAGTAAATTACCCACAATGCAAACAACATTTGACAGATGCCTTTTATAGTGTACAGATAGACCAAAAAGATGTAACTTTTTTAGGTTTGGTCTTTGATGGTAATCAGGAAATAAAAGTAATTCCTGTTATTAGTGGTAATTTTTGGTTCTTTGGTGCTGTAGCAACTTGGTTTACTTCCTCTGCGGTTACTTCAGCATTAATAACAATTGCAGCTACTGTCGGACTTAATTATTTAGCGTCACTTTTTGCCCCAGTACCTATAGAGCCAGCTTCAGATCCACAAATTGCATCTTTTTTAAGCAATCAAACAGCTAATACTACAAAAGCTGGAGGTGCTGCCCCTTTAGTTTTTGGTGAATGTATAGTTGGGTCAGTGGTTATAAGTGCCGCTTCTGATACAGTAAAAATAGCAGATAACACACCTTAATATGGGCAGAGAAATAAGCAATAAAGATTTTCAAATATCAGAAAATCTACCAAATTCTTTTTTAAAAGCAGAACAATTTTTTACCTTTGCTGATCTTGTTTCTGATGGCGCAGAAACTGAAGGTTTTGCAACACCTTCTAGAAATAGCATTCCTATACCTTCAAGTTTAATACATCCAACTTCTGAAAATAATCAGTTATTGCAAACGCCTGATGAAATACTATATATACAACTAGCACAAAGAGATATATTTTTAGATGGTCGTGCAATTCGTGATCTTGCAGGGGCTGAAAATATTACTAAGACATCTATGGCAATAAGGGTTGGAAAAGATAATCAACCAATAATGTCTGGTATAAATGAATTTAAGTCATCAGGAAATTTAAGTCCAGCAAAAGTTTTAAATAATAATGATGCTGAAGGTAACAAGGTTACAGGAACAGTAGATGTAGGTACAGGTATTAATGACACGCCAAGAGCTGTAATTGTCACATTAACTTGGCAAAGTTTACGACAACTTGGTGCTGATGATGGCGCATCAGTGGCATTAGGAATACAGCCAAACTCTACTTTCCCAAACGGTTTGTCTGGTAATGTTGATATTGTTATCAGATTAAGAGGTAATAATAATCAAGAGATTGGTAGGAGAACTATTGAAGTTAATGGTGTTTCAGTTGGTCAATATAGTGCTGATTACAGAGTAGATATTCCTGATTTTGCTTTTTTAACTCAAGCAGCAAGAAACCTGTATTACCCGATAAGTGTTGATGTATTAAGAACAGACTTAGAATTTAGAGAAGTAGGTGGTAAGCATCCTTTTAGTGATAAAGGCAGAAATCTATATGAAGAAGGCTCTAGAAGATTTACTGAATTTTTCTTTACAAAATTACAAGCTGTAAATCCACAAATAACAACTATTACTGAATTTCCAAAGTCAGCATATATTGGAATTAGATATTCTGCTGAACAATTCCCTAATATACCTCAAAGAAAATATTTATATAGAGGAATTAAAGTAAAAGTCCCATCAGGTATAACAATAGATGTTGCAGGTACTGGTCGAATTGTTTACCCGTCTGGGTATAATTTTGCGGCTTTGGATTCAACAAAAAAATGGACTAATGATCCAGCTTGGATTTTATATGCACTTTTAACTGAAGATTATGGTTTGAATTTAGATGAAAGTTCGATTGATAAAGCTTCTTTTTATGAAGCAAGTTTATATTGCTCTACCTTTGTTGGAAATACAGGTTTACCTAGATATTCATTTAATGGTGTTATTAACGTAAGGAAAAAAGCTATTGATGTTATAAGAGAAGTTGCGGGATTAATGCGAGCTACAATTTTTTATAAAAATGGAAATTTAAAAATTGTATTAGATAAACAAGAAACAATTACCTCTTACTTATTTACAAATGCAAATGTAGTAGATGGTCAGTTTAATTATGTTGGAAGTGATAAAGATAAAAAATACAGTCAAATTAATGTTGCTTATTACAACAATGATCTACAAGAAATGGATCAAGTGACTGTTCTTGATACAACAGTAGAAACTAAATACGGTATAAATCAACAGAATGTTCGAGCATTATTTACCACAGATAAAAATCAGGCGGTGCGATTTGGTAGGTCAATTTTATATAGTTCAAATTTTGAATCTGAAGTTGTCTCATTTGAGTGCGGAATAGAAGCTGCCTGTAAATTAGAACCCCTTATGGTAATTAAAATTGCAGATAGGTTGAAAGAAGCTATAAGAGCAAGCGGAAGAATAAAAAGCGTTACAAGTGCAACTGTTTATGTTCTTGATGACAGTACAAATACCAGCGTAGGGTTTGTAAATGATACTTTTTTAATTATAGATACATCTGGCAATGTACAAGAAAGAACAATAACGGCTGTAAATGGTAGCACTGTTACATTATCAAGTGCATTAAATGCAAATGCTGGAACAGTTTGGGCTGTTAAAACAGGTAATGTACAACATAGAAAATTTAGAATAAGCAATATTAAACAGAAAAATGATTTTGTTTTTAGTATTACTGCACTAACATATACTGATGAAAAATTTTCATATATTGATGGGAATATTGGAAGTTTTGGAGTAGGTGAATCTCCCTCTACATTATTGGACGTTATTGACCCCCCCAATATATATGAATTAAAAGAAGAAACTATTGTGGTAAATAATAGGGCAACTTCAAGAATTGTTTTAAATTTTGGTCATGTTGCTGGTGCCAAACAATACCAAGTCGCTTACAGATTAGAAGAAGGTGATCCAGTTGTTCAAAATGTTACAGATAACGAATTTGTGATACCTAATAATGTTGCTGGTTTATATAAATTTTCAATAAGATCAATTAATTCAGCCTTTCAAGTAAGCAAAGAAGTAAATGCTCAAAATATTCAAGCTTTAGGACTATCAGCAGACCCTTCTAATGTTAGTAATTTAAGATTTGAAGAAAGTGGCGATGATTTAATTTTAAAATGGGACAAAGCAGATCCCTTAACAGATATTGATGTTTTATTTGGAGGGCAAGTTATTATACAATTTGCAGCGATAACAGACGGAAGTGCTGAATATGGCAATTCTTCACCACTAAGGGCAATAAGCGGTGACTCAAACGAAATAACAATAACTAGTTTTTTAAGTGGTGAGTATTTTGTAAAATTTAAAGATGTGGCTGGTAATGAATCTTCTTCAGCAACTTCTGTTGTTGTTAATAGACTTGTAACATCCCCGAACCTAAAAGCACAAGAAATAAGAGAAAGTACGAGTAATTTTGCAGGGGCAAAATCTAGTCTTGAATATGATAGTTCAATAGCTGGCTTAACTTTGACTTCAGCGATAAGCCTTGATAATATTTCGGATTTTGATACGCTTGCACACTCAGGTGGTAATTTTGCAACACTTGATTTAGTAACTGGTGGAACTGGTGCTGGTATTCCAGATTCAGGAAATTATACTTTTGAAAATACTATTGATTTAGGTGCTGTTTTTAGATTTCGTGTTGAAACTGTAGAAAAAAAACAAGGATATAATACTGTTACTCAGTGGGATTCTTATACAGATAAAATGGATACTTGGCCAGATATTTTTACAGGGTCAACAGTTCAATTTGATAAGACTGCTGATTTGACTTTTCAAGTGGCAAAAAGTTCAACAGCAACTCCTAGTACAAGTTTTGCTACCTTTACAAATACAGATATGACTACGAGAACTATAGCTTTTAAAGTGCTAGTTAATAACGATAGTGCTTATGAAAATGTAGATATTGAAGAATTAGGTGTAAATATAATATTTAGACCAAGAACTGAAAGAAGTATTGATAATACAAGTGCAACTAACGGTATTCTTTCAAGTTCTTCTAGCGGTGCAACTACAGTGACATTTGCAAAAAAATTCTTTTTAGGAACATCTGCTGTTGGTGGTGGTACAGAAAAATTTAAGCCAGTAATAGCAATAAACATAAATAATATGCAGTCAGGTGATTTCTTTACTATTGATAGCGTTTCAACAAGTAATTTTGTAGTTAGTATAAAAAATGGTTCTAGTTTTGTAGCAAGACAATTCACGTATAGTGCTTTCGGTTATGGTGAAGGGTAGTATAATAGGAAAAACGTAGAAAACAATGCCATCAAAACCAGCCAATTTTGAAGTAGCAAACGCATCTGGCGCAACTGTAAGAGGCGATATAAATGATATTTTTGATGCTATCGGTAGAAATAATGGGTATGGAAGTGTCCCGACAACACCACTGCCCTATATGTGGTACGCAAATACCTCAACGGGTAGATTAGGTTTTTATAAGGCTGTTACATCTAGCGGTAGACATGAATTTATAAGTTTGGCAGATGGCAACTTCTATGGACCAGATGGAAGTGCTGGTTCCCCAAGTTATACTTTTTCAAATAGTGCAAGTACAGGTTTTTATAGAAGTGCATCAAACCAAATAGGAGTATCTGTTAATGGTTCAATGGTTACTGAATTTAAAGCTGACGTTGTTGAATTTGCTGAAAATATAACAGTTACAAATAGTGGTGCTGATTCTCAGTTTCAAGTTAGTACTGGTGTAAACGATCAAGATGCAATTATTGATTTAGCGGCAGATACAACATACCCAGATTATGGTCTTAGACTGAGGAGAATTGGTGGTGCAACTAGTATTTCAGAAATGGTACATAGGGGTACTGGTTATTTACAAATCACAACACAAGAAGCCGCACCTATTGTTTTTAGCACAACAAGTGCAAATAGATTTGAAATAAAATCAGGTGGTTCTTTTTGTGCAATTGGGGCATCTTTTGCTAATGCAACTCTGACAAATGGTGGTATATGTGGTAAAGGGTTTGGAACAAGAACTGGTGCGGACACTGATTCTGGAAATAATAACGCAGCAAGTGCAAGTACAGGTAACTTATTTAACTTTTATTGGGATGGAAATAATGCTCATTTTTATATTGATAACACAAGGCTTGGTGCTATTAATTCTTCAACAACCAGTGACTATAGAATCAAGAGAGATATTACAACTTTAGCTGTAGATGGTATTGAAAGAGTAAAAAAATTAAGGCCAGTAACTTTTAAATATAGAGATTATGACATTTATAAACAGTCAGAGGCAGTCCACGAAGGATTTATTGCACATGAAGTTGGTGAGGTTATACCAGATGCTTGTAAAGGTACAAAAGATGAAGGTTTGCAACTCTTAGAAATTGCTCCAATAGTATCGACTTTAACAAAAGCATTACAGGAAGCAGTTGCTAAGATAGAGACATTGGAAACTAAAGTCGCTGCATTGGAGGCTGGTTAATGGCTATTATTGCTGGAGTTGCAGATTTTGATGTCACAAGACGTAATGATTTTCCTATCAAACTTACTTTTAGAGATGGCAATAGCAATTTAATTGATTTAACAGGTTATACCGTTGACGCAGAAGTTTATAGTATTACCTCTGATGGCTTTAGAGATACAAAATATGCAGATTGGTCTATTACTTATACAAGCAGAACAGGCGGTGTTGTAGATATTGCTTTGACAGATACACAGACTGCAACTTTTAATAAACATGAATTAAAATATGATGTTCAATTAACTGAACCTAGTGGTAAAAAATTTCAATACATAAGAGGTACACTATATATAAATGAGGGCTATTCAGAATGAGTACACCAAACAAAGTTGAAATTAGTCAGGTTAATGAAGTTACTACTGTTGAAATTACAACAGTAGGACCTCAAGGACCAGCCGGACCAGCGGGTTCTACTGGTGGATTACAGGTTGATGAAACTAACAAAATTGATGGATCTGTTGTTTATTATGATGCGAGTTCTGCTACATTTAAGGCAGACGCAACAACAACAAAACTTACTTTAGTCTTTGGGGGCAGTTTTTAAATGACAAACACAATCAGAATTAAAAAAAGAGCATCTACTGGTAGTGCTGGCGCACCTACTACACTTGCCCCTTCAGAATTAGCTTTTAATGAAAATGTAAGTGATTTAAAATTATATTATGGATTTGGAGATACTGGCAATGGGCAAGCATCTTCAATTATTGCTATTGGTGGTTCTGGAGCGTTTTTTAATAAAACTGATACAAGAACACCAAATACTATTTTAAGTGGACCTACGAGTGGAAGTGCTGCTGCGCCTACATTTAGGTCACTCGTTGCGGCAGATATTCCTTCGATAACTGCGGATAAAGTCAGTAACTTCTCAGACACAGTTACAGCATTTAGACTAGATCAGTTAGCAAGTGCAGACAACCCAGTTTCAGGAGTTGTTCCGACTGCTGATGCTCATTTTGCTACTAAAGGATATGTAGATAGTCAAAGTGAGGGTTTAGATGTAAAACAATCTTGTAAAGTAGGTACGACAGCAAATATTACAATAGCTACTGCTTTAAATAATAATGATACTTTAGATGGGATAACTCTTTTAACAGGTGATCGTGTTCTTGTTAAAAATCAAAGCACAGCATCAGAAAATGGAATTTATATAGTAGGGGCTACACCAGCAAGATCAGATGATTTGGCTGCTGGTTCAAACGCTGCTGGAGCTTTTACCTTTGTAGAACAAGGAACTAACGCTGATATTGGATTTGTCTGTACAAGTGATGTTGCAACAGTTGGTACAAATAATTTAGCTTTTAGTACTTTCTCATCCAGTGGAAACGTTACTGCTGGTAATGGATTAGATAAGTCGGGAAACACATTATCTGTTGATTTAAAAGCTAATGGTGGTCTTGTTATTGAATCAACTGAAGTAGCTGTTGATTTAGCTGCAAGTTCAATTACAGGTACTCTTGCAGTTGGAGATGGGGGTACAGGATCAACCTCTGCTTCGGCTGCTAGAACTGCTTTAGGTTTAGCTATTGGTACGAATGTTCAAGCCTATGATGCTGATTTAGATAATTTATCTGGTTGTCAATCAGGTGCTTCTGCTGCTTTAGCTTTACTTACTTCAACAGAAGTGGGAATCCTTGACGGTGCAACTTTAAATACTACAGAACTGAATTATGTAGATGGTGTTACATCAGCAATTCAAACTCAATTAGATGCAAAACAAGCTTCAGATGCTGACTTAACTGCATTATCTAGTTGTCAAACCGGTGCTGCTGCTGCATTGGCATTATTAACTTCTACTGAAGTTGCAATATTAGATGGAGCGACTTTAAGTACAACTGAATTAAATTATGTAGACGGTGTTACTTCTGCCATCCAGACTCAGTTAGATACTAAATTAACGGCAAATTCCACTCTTGATGGAGGTACTTTCTAATTTATGGCAAATGTAATCAAACTTAAAAGAGGGACAAGCACTCCTACCACTAGCAATATTGTTGATGGTGAAGTTGCTGTTGATACTTCTGCCAAAAAACTGTATGTAAATGATGGCAGTACTATCAAAGAAATTGGTGGAGGACTTCAAAATGTTGTTGAAGATACAACACCACAGTTAGGCGGTAATTTAGATGTTCAAAGCAGTGAAATAACTACAAGTACAAGTAATGGAAATATAAAACTAAACCCTAATGGTACAGGTGTTGTTGAGGTTAAAGGTGATGGCAGTAGTGCTGATGGAACATTACAGCTTAACTGTTCACAGAATAGTCATGGAATAAAACTAAAATCTCCACCACATTCTGCTGGTGCTAGTTATACTCTTACATTTCCTAATACTGATGGATCTTCAAATCAGGTATTAAAAACTGATGGGTCGGGTGGATTGGATTGGGTAGATCAATCTGGTGGAGGTTTATCTTCAGACGCAGCATATAACACCGTAGGTGGCACAAACGCTGGAGATTCATTTACAGGAACAGACGCTGAAAATAATACACTTATTGGATATAACGCTGGTACTGCAATAACTACTGGAGATAGGAATACTTTTATTGGATCATATTGTGGGGATTCGGCAACAACAACAGGTTATAACACTGCTTCGGGTTACTTAGCTTTAGGGGCATTAACAACTGGAACTCTTCATGTTGCTATTGGAGATATGGCAAGTAGAAGTATTGTTACTGGTAATTATTCAACTGCGGTAGGAGCTAGAAGTTTATATAATGCCACTGCTGGATCCAATTCTGCTTTTGGTGAAAATTCATTATACGCTTGTACTTCTGGTGATATAAATACTGCCATTGGTCAAAGTTCATTAAAAAGTCTTACGACAGGAGCTAGAAACAATGCATTAGGTTATAACTCTGGTGAAAATGTTACAACAGGCCAAAGAAATACTTATCTTGGAGAATACGCTGGTACAACAGCCACTACAGGAAGTAGAAATATCTGTATTGGGTCTTATGCACAACCAAGTTCTGCGACAGTAAGCAATGAAGTTACTATCGGTGATAGCAATATAGACAAGTTTAGAGTACCTGGCATTAACTTTACAGTTAAAGATTCTACAGCCACGGAAGATTATGTTTTAACCGTAGATGCTAATGGAGAGTGTGGATGGGAAGCGGCTGCTGGAGGAGGACTAAGTTCCGATGCACAATACAACACCGTAGGAGGCACAAACGCTGGAGATAGCTTTACTGGTACTGATGCAACCGAGAACACTCTTATTGGTTATAACGCTGGAACTGCAATAACATCAGGAGATAATAACGTAGCGATAGGTAGTAATTCTTTAAAGACTTGCACAACTGGAAATTCTAATGTATTCTCTGGTCAAAATTCGGGATACAGTCTAACAACAGGAGTCGGTAACACAGGTTTTGGGCATCAATGTTTATATAGCGTGACTACAGCTTCTAATAACATGGCGTTTGGAAGATGGGCTTTATTTTCTAATAGTTCTGGGACTGCGAACATAGCAATAGGATATTCTGCTGGATACGGACTAACAACTGGAAATTACAACATAGCTATTGGTTATCAAACACTAGATGCAGCCGTTACAGGAGATTCTAATACTGCTGTTGGTAGCTTTGCTCTGAGTGCTAACACAAGTGGAAATAATAATGTAGCTATAGGCCGTGATGCTGGTAAATCTATTACTACAGGTAGACAATCAGTAATAATTGGCTCTTTGTGCGGTGATGCAATCACAACAGGTCATTATAATACTTTTATGGGTCATGGTGCTGGAGGTGCACTAACTACAGGACAAAGAAATACATTTTTAGGATATTACGTTGGTTCTGCTGCAACCACTGCTGGATATAACGTAGGTATTGGAAGCAATGCTTTTGAACAGCTAAGTACTGGTGAGTTTAATATTGGTATAGGTTATCAGGCAGCAGATAATATCACTTCTGGCGGTTCAAATACCTGTGTAGGACAGTATTCTGGAAACACACTAACCACTGGATCGAATAATACTTGTCTAGGAAATAACGCCGAACCTAGTGCAGTAGATGTATCTAACGAGATCACATTAGGAAATAGCTCTGTTACCAAATTCAGAATCCCTGGTCTTAACTTTGTAGTTAAGGATTCTACAGCTACTAATGGACACGTACTGACAGTAGATGCAAACGGAGAGGCTGGATTCGCAGCAGCCGGTGGTGGTGGTGGTTTAAGTTCTGATGCACAATTCAATACTGTCGGTGGTACTAACGCTGGTGATAGTTTTTCTGGTACAAGTGCTACTTACAATACTTTAATTGGATATGACGCTGGAACTG